AATGGAAATGGCACGTACCAGCATTGCTTCGAGATAATGGATTTGAAGTAGAAGTAATTGAAGGTGATTTAGATATTCCGACAGCTGTTACTCCAGGTGCCTTTTTGAACTTCGGCGGTACTAATATGTACAAGGCTACACAAACGCATCGTTTAGCAGAATTGTTTACGAGAGGTGAAATAAAGGCAGGAGACCAAATCATATTTACAGATGCGTGGCATCCAGGTATTATTAATGTTAAATACATGAGCGAACTCCTAAATATTCCTGTTGTAACGCACGGACTATGGCACGCGGGTTCATATGATCCAAATGATTTTTTAGGTCGACTCGTAGGAGATAAACCATGGATTAGGCACGCTGAACAAGCCTTTATTGGAGCACTAGATCATAATTGGATTGCAACCGCAGCACATTTTAAAATGATATGTAAAACATATGATGTATTTTTAAATTCAAACTTTGATCAAACAGGGTGGCCAATGGAATATACCCATGATATGATTACTCCTAGACCATTTAATGAAAAAGAAAATATCATTGTTTTCCCGCACCGAATAGCACCGGAAAAACGATTAGATTTGTTTCAAGAACTAGCAAAGCATCCGGATCTGCAACATTATCAATTTATTGTAGCAATGGATTTAAATTTGACTAAAACACAATATCACGAACTTCTTCAAAGATCAAAGTTTGCAGTATCATTTGCAGATCAAGAAACATTGGGAATTTCAATGTATGAATCAGCGTGTGCAGGAGCATGTCCAATTGTTCCTAATAGATTATCATATATGGAAATGTACCATCCCATGTTTAAATATGCAGATTCAGTAAATGATGCTGCTGCTGCAATATTGAAACATGAACAACAAGACTTAACAAATGATATTGCTAAATTAACAAATTATTTACATGACCGATTTTTTTCAGCAACAAGATTAATTAATTTACTAAAAGAATATAAAAACAATGAAAGAACAAGATAAGCGGTTCATATATTTTCCGTCGTTGTCTGCAGGCTCAATGGTCTCGGCATTCAAGAAAGATATGAAATTTGAAAATGGAGATCCGGTAAAGTTCTTCGACTCAAGATATCCAGATAAGTGGAGGCACCCATATTTTCTAATCACAGCAGGACACCATTACAAGAAAATGGATTTTCGAGATACAATGGGATTAGAAAAAGATGTGCTAGTATTTGGAGACTCAGGCGGATATCAGATAGCCACCGGCGCATTACCATATAGCAACGAATTGCGTGAAAAAATATTTCATTGGTTAGAAGCTAATAGTGATGTAGCAGCAAACTTAGATATTCCACCTAAAACAAAATATCGAAATAAATTTGCAGAATGTGCTGACATTAGTTATGACAATTTTGCTTATTTTGAAAAACATCAAAGCGGTAAGACAAAATACCTTAACATGTTGCAAGGATCTAACACTGATGAATATACTTGGTGGTATCATAAATTTAAACATTTTGATTTTCAAGGTTGGGCAATTGGAGGTCCACAAAAATTAGTAGACTTTATGTTTGCGGTTGCATTGATGCTCAAAGAAAAAACATTTGAAAATCCTAGACTAGAATATTTGCACTTATTGGGTATTAGCAAAATATCCGACTTTTTTATTCTAGCAACATTGCAAAAGTTAATGAATAAGAATTATGGCAATAGAATCTATGTAACAACGGATTCATCATCGCCAGGACAATATCCGGTATTTGGAACATATCTTCATTCAGCAAATTATAAAACACAAACCTTTTCGGAATTGTATTTTCCTAAAAATGCTGAATATAGAAGACAAGCTCATATTCGTCAAGGAAAAATTGGAGAAGTATCTATTGATCTATCACAACATGTACCATGTGCATTACATTGTCCAGCATGCACCGATTTTACATATGATTTGCTAGGAGGAAAAACAGATGCTGGATTAGATCGATATTCACAAGAAGCTATGCCTAGAATGGTTGTTCACAATGTGCATTTATATGTGCAATGTGCAGAAGAAATCAATCAACTAGTAGACAGCCATGTAGAATTGCTAGAAACAGTAATACCAAGAGACTTGTATGATGTTATCTTGTCACTGCATGAAATGTTTGCAGATCCTGACGCAGCATTACAAACATATGAAAAATATATTAAAACATATAAAAAGTTTGGTGGAAGTAGTATATCAACCACCGATGCCGAAAATTTCAATAAATACTTTACATTTTAAAAACAAATAAAACAATGGAAAAAAGCAAATTACAATCATTTATTAATCGTTATTATTTAGCAGGAAATTGCGAGGCAGTTATCCTTAAAGAAAACGAAACAGGTGTCGGCTGTGAATTAATCGACATGGATCAAACCGTAGTTGGAAAGATTCAATGGAATACAACTCCTTTCATGAAAGGTATGTTAGGTATCAATCATACAGGTGCATTAACTAAGATGTTAAGTGCATTAGGTGAAAAAATTGAAATTGAAGTTAAAGATGCAGCAGGCAAGAATTATGCAATGTGTATTTCGGAAGGAAGCACCCGCGCAACATTCATGTTAGCAGATACAACGGTTATTCCAGCAGTTCCAAGCATTAATGCAGAACCAGAATATGTTGTACAAGTTGCCGTTAATGATGACTTTATTAACAAATTCATTAAAGCAAAAAATGCATTACCAGACGCAAAGAATTTTGCAGTACAAGTTAAATCAGGAGTTGTTAAATTTATTATCAATTATACAACAGTTAATTCCGATAACATTACTTTTGAAGTAGGAACAACAACGGCTGACGATATGGAGCCTGTATGCTTTTCGGCAGACAAATTAAAAGAAGTATTAGTTGCAAATAAAGGCGACGTAGGACAATTGCATGTTTCTCCCGATGGATTATCTCGAATAGATTTTGTTGGAACTGATTTTGAATCTAGCTATTGGTTAGTAATGTTACAAAATTAATATGCAGATAGATATAGTAAATAAATCACCCAATGCGCTACCGGCATATGAAACTCCTAGTAGCGCAGGAATGGATGTTCGTTGTGTGGATAAACTTACAGTAAACCCAGGCGAACGAGTATTAGCAAAAACGGGACTTTATGTAGAAATTCCAATTGGATATGAAATACAAGTAAGACCTAGAAGCGGATTAGCATTAAAACAAGGAATAACTGTATTGAATACTCCCGGCACTATTGATGCTGACTACCGAGGAGAAATAGGAGTAATATTAATAAATCATAGTTCAACTGTTGTTGAGTTTATGCCAGGAGACAGAATTGCACAAATTGTATTGAATAAAATTGAAATAATACAATGGAACCAATCCAATTCATTAACTGGAACAAAACGTGGCACTGGAGGATTTGGATCAACAGGAAAATAACATATGTACGGACAACAAGAAAATACACTTTGGACAGAAGCATTCCGTCCTAACACATTAGAAGGATATATCGGTAATGAACATATCATCGAAAAAGTTAAAATATTTATTGCCAATGGTGATGTGCCGCATCTATTATTTTACGGCTCGGCAGGAACCGGTAAAACTACATTGGCAAAGATTATTGCAAATAGCGTCGATGCTGATCTAATGTATATTAATGCATCAGATGAAAACTCAGTTGATGCAGTTAGAGATAAAATTAAACGTTATGCATCAACAGTAGGATTTAAACGTTGGAAAATTATTATTCTAGATGAAGCAGATTATTTGACACCAAATGCCCAAGCAGCTCTTCGTAACTTGATGGAAACATATAGCAAAACAACACGTTTCATTTTAACATGCAATTATGTTGAAAAGATTATCGATCCAATTCAATCACGTTGTCAAACATTTGCTATTATGCCTCCCAACAAAACAGATGTAGCAAAGCGACTAGTATCAGTATTAGAAGAAAAACAAGTGCAATATGATATCAAAGATATTGCAGCAATCATTAATGCATCATATCCAGATATTAGACGAGCAATTAATACAGCTCAAAGTTGTGTAATTGAAAATCGATTAACATTGGATAAGGCAAGTGCAATACAAGCAAATTACATGACCGAAGTACTTGAAATGCTTAAGAATGCTAAAGACAAAAAAGTTGCATTCACTAACATTAGACAATGCATTGCTGATAGCAAAGTTAGAGACTTTACTCCAATGTATACTTTCTTGTATGATAACTTGGATGAATTTGCTCACGGCCACATTGCTCCATGCATTTTGATTATTGCAGAATCACAATTTAAAGATGCTAGTGTGGTTGATAAAGAAATCAATATAATGGCAATGTTTGTAAACATACTAGGAGAAATTTAAAATAATGTCGATATCGTATCACAAAAGCATGGTAACTGTTATATTTAAAACATCTAATAGAGCTAATGCTAAAACAAAAATAAAAACGTTTCGCAACAAATCAATTGATGATATTTTATCAGCTAAACGAATAATAGGAATCCCAGAGACTTCAATTATTTTGGAATTAGGAATAGGCAAAGAACTAGAATATCAATACAGAAAACGATATAAATTATAATGGCAAAACAAAAAGTTATTAAATCAGCTAATACTATTAAAGCGGCAACATTGTTTGATTTTATTGATGGTGTTACTCATAAAAAGAAAGAATGGTCTGCCTGGACTGATATGGATCAAAAAGCATTTAGTCCATTCATGACAAATCGATTCTTATCAATGCGTATGGAATTAACGGAACTTATTAATGAGTTTCAAACATATACAATTGGATTATTGCGGCCACAAGAAACTTATCGATTGTATTATGATTTATTGCCTACTAACAAAACATATGCAAAATACATAAAAGGCAAATCAGAAGATAAATTTGATAAAGCATTAGTTGCACAAATTGCAGAACATTATCAAATTAGTTTGTATGAAGCTGCAGATTACATGGAATTGATGAATACGTCAGAATGCGAACGGATCTTAACGTTATATGGGTATAGTGACGGCGACAAGAAAAAATTATTAAAAGGAATTAAATGAGCAACATACACACACAATCACATTACAGAGGCAAGGACAGTCTTTATAAATTTGCTGAAGAGTGGGCATTAAACGCCTATGAATTTGACATCATCAAACGTGTTGTTAGATGCCGTCACAAAGGTACCTTTACGGAAGATTTAACAAAGACTCAAGATCTAATTGATATATATCTACTAGAACAATCTTATAAATTTATTAAAGTAACGCCATCTGATCTAGATGATCCATTTATTTCTACAGATGTAATGCCGTTATAGGTTTGAATACACAATAAAATTTTATATATTATATAAAAAAGTTATGGCAAATCATGTTTATACTCAATTGGACATTGAATTTATAAATCAGCAAGATACAGCAAAATTTTCGGAATGGATTGGACATACTCCACCTGTTGAAAATACAACGTTTGGTGAGCGCATTGAAACATGTTGCAACATCATGTTAGATAATTTATATCCAGACAAAGAAGATACCAATGCATACTACATTGAAAATTTAGGTGCTAAATGGATTTATTTTGATGATGTAGATCAGTCTGAAACTACTATGCATATTTCATGGACAACTGCATGGGACTTCCCAGAAAAATTATTTTGGAAATTATCTGATTTTCTTCGTATCGAATACCCAGGTGCAAAAATACAAGGAACATTTGAAGATGAAGGATTTGGCTTTGTAGGTGCATGTGCATCAAATCAACAATCACGCAATATTGAATATTTTAATCCGGATGAAGAATTTTTTGAAGGTGCTGAATATAAAGATGAGGATGATTGTTTTACTGATGATTTCTATAATGATATAATTAGCAAAAAACAAGAATTGTTAGATACATGCATTAACGATATTATTCCAACTATATGAAATCCGGAAATTATTTAGCTCCTATATATCGTTTATCGATACGTGATGCAGCAACAGTACCTAGAAAGATATCATATTCACAATGGTCAATGTATGAGCGATGTCCCCTATCCTGGAAGTTAGCATACATTGATGGTCTAGCTCCATTCCAAGCATCAATTGATACATGTTTTGGAACTGCCTTTCACGAAACATTCCAACACTTTCTAACGGTATTGTATACAGATTCAGTTAAGAAAGCAGAAAACATAAATTTTCAAGAAGTATTGACAAATAAACTTCGCGAAGAATATGCACGATGTGTTGCAGAATCAGGAGGAGTTCATTTTTCAACTGCTTTGCAAATGGCAGAATATTTAGAAGATGGCGTTGCCATTTTTGATTGGTTTGCAAAAAGACGTTCACAATATTTTTCTAGCAAAAATTATGAATTAGTAGCAATTGAAATGGAACTATGTACTCCAGCATCAAAAGCAAATCCATCTGTATTTTGGTATGGGTTTATTGATGTTGTTATTAGACACGTTCCTACCGGCAACATTGAAATATATGATATAAAAACATCCCGACAAGGTTGGAACAAATATCAAAAAGCAGACAACTTAAAAGCAGCACAGCTAATTGCATATAAAAATTACTTTGCACAACAATTTGGCACACCTATAGAAAAAATTGATGTTGAATTCTTTATTGTGAAACGAAAGATGATTGAAGAATCAATGTTTCCACAAAAGCGAGTGCAAAACTTTAAACCTGCATCAGGAACAGTAACACAACGCAAAGTACAAAAACAAATTGATGCATTTGTTGAATCATGTTTTGATATGGACGGAAATCGCAATGCTGAAAAACAATACATGGCAATATCAGGCAAAGGCGATAAAAATTGCAAGTATTGTGCATTCAAAACAGATTATGAAAATTGTCCCAAAGATGCTAGGATTCGTGAATAAAATTCATTATAATAATATATGTACAAGCACCAACATGTTTATGTTTATCAATTTGAAATGAATAATCATAAAACCTGGCCAGGCAAACATACATGCAACATGAATTATGTATTATGCACAAACATAACTGATCCAAACCACAAACAAAATAAAACATTGTTGGAACACATGTTACGTACAATTTATGGGTTTATGCCAAAGTATGTTAAATTTTTATATGAAAAAAAATGACACAAATTGCAATAATTGGAAATACAGATTGGCAAAACAAACGCAAAGTACAACAAACACTTCAGGAACTAAAAAAACGATTTAACGAAGATTTAATTGTTGTAGGAGCAGGAGGCACTGAAGGAGCAAATAGTATGGTTAGAAAATATTCATTGGAGTTTGGAATACAATACAAAGAATACAATCCATCATTTTCAGGACGCAACATGTATTCAGCAATGCCTGATTCATATTATGGAAAGCCATATCATTTTTCTCAGTTGCATCATCGCATGAAACTTATTGCAGAACAATGTGATCACATGTTAATACTAACAAATGAAGATACATTAGATCCAGTATTAAAAACAGCATTCAACAACATAAATAAACTAAAAAAACCGGTTGTTATATTGGGTTGATATATTTATATAAAAGTTATAATAAAAAAGGAATAGTTACAAATGGAATTACCAAAATTACAAAAGTTCGATCCGAACAAACCAGCAAAAAAGAAAATTTTATTGTTAGGCGATGATTTTCGTTTACCATCCGGTATCGGAACAATCAGCAAAGAAATTATTTTTAATACAGTTAAAGAATTTGATTGGGTTCAATTAGGAGCCGCAATGCAACATCCTGATGCAGGACAAGCATTTGACCTTTCTGCTGAAGTCGTCAAAGAAACAGGCATTGAAGATGCATCTGTTAAATTGATTCCATGGAACGGTTATGGAGATCGAAATATTCTTTTTGCAATCATCAATCGAGAACAACCAGACGCAATCTTACACTTTACAGATCCTCGTTATTGGACATGGTTATATGCAATCGAACATGAAATAAAAACAACATTCAATATTCCAATTACATATTATTCTATTTGGGATGATTTACCATATCCTATGTGGAATGCTCCTTTTTACGGTAGCTGCGATATGATTATGGGAATAAGCAAACAATCAGATAATATACATAGAGAAGTTCTTAAACAGAACGGATTCGGGGTGATTAATTATGATGAATCAAACGATTTACCGGCAATAAAAAAATGGAACTCTGTTTTAACCGGATATGTACCTCACGGATTGAATCATAACATGTTTAAACCATTAGATTCAAACGATGCCAGTTATATTGCAATGCACAAACAAATTAAAGATGCAAACAAAGTTGATTTTGTTGTAATGTGGAATAATCGAAACATAAGAAGAAAACAACCAGGCGATGTTATTTTAGCATTCAAAACATTTGTAGATTTGTTACCAACCGATCAACAAAGCAAAGTAGCATTATTAATGCATACACAACCGGTTGATGAAAATGGAACAGACCTTAAGGCTGTTTGGAAAGCTATAGCTCCTAATTGTAAAGTAATTTTTTCAGAACAAAAATTATCAACACCTGATCTTAATGCAATGTATAATGTTGCAGATGTAGTAATAAACATTGGGTCTAATGAGGGATGGGGACTTAGTTCAACTGAAGCAATGTTATCGGGAACACCAATTATTAACAATGTAACGGGAGGATTGCAGGATCAATGTGGATTTGAAGATGAAAACGGAGAATGGCTTCGATTCGATGGCGATTTTGCAACTAACCATACCGGCAAATACAAGAAACATGGTATATGGGTTAAACCAGTATTTCCTAGCAATAGAAGTTTGCAAGGATCACCGCAAACACCATATATCTTTGATGATAGAGTAAAATATGAAGATGTTGCAGACGCAATTGCATATTGGTACGAACTTTCTCAAGAAAAACGTGCAGCGTGTGGGTTCGAAGGAAGAACATGGGCATTAGCTAATGGATTGACTGCAGAACAAATGGGCAACAAAATGATTTCAATGTATCGCGATTTATTTGCAATGAATAGAGAATTTAGACCGTTATACACTGTAACTAAAACACAAACAATTAAATATGAACGAACAGGAATAGTAGCACAATGAGAAAAGTAGTTATAGCGTCGCCAGTAGCGACACAATCAGGTTATGGACATCACGCGCGTGAAATTATAACAAATATTATTGAACAACGAGGCTCTGAATGGGACGTAAAACTAGTTTCATTGCCATGGGGACATACTCCAATGACATATCCAATTTCCGTAGATTTACAATTACGTATAATTGCATTGCCATTAAATGAACAACCTGAAGTTTGGATTCAAGTATCAGTGCCAAATGAATTTCAACCGGTTGGAAAATATAATATTGGAGTTACTGCCGGCACCGAAGGAGATATTTGTCCAGAAGCATGGATCGATAATCTTAATGCAATGCAGTTAATTATTGTACCGTCTGAATTTACTAAAGCAGTATTTGAAAACACAGCAAAACAAAAGAACAAATTAATTACGACGCCTATAGAAGTAGTCCCAGAATATTTTGATGAAACCATATACAACAACAAATCAATTACAGCTTCTATACCAGACTTAAATTCAATTGAAGAATCATTTGCATTCCTATCGGTAGGACATTGGTTGCAAGGTGATGCTGGAGAAGACCGCAAAAATATTAGTGGTATGTTGCATTGTTTCTTCAATACATTTAAAGATACTAAAAATCCACCTGCTTTAATCATGAAAACTAGTGGTGCAACATATAGTATTATGGACAAAATGGATATTGAAAATAGAATCAATCAATTCCGTGATATGTTTCCTAATGCAAAATTACCAAATGTATACTTAGTTCATGGAGAATTAACAGATGAAGAAATGAATGCATTGTATAATCATCCAAAAGTTAAAGCAATGGTTTCTTTTACAAAAGCAGAAGGATTTGGAAGACCACTATTAGAGTTTTCAACTACCAGCAAGCCAATCATTGCTCCACATTATTCCGGACAAGCAGACTTTTTGAAAAAAGATTTTATATGTGCCTTACCGGGACAATTGACACCAATTCATCCGTCTGCTGCAAATGAATTTTTAATTGCTGAAGCAAAATGGTTTACTCCTGATTACGGGCAAGCCATGGCTATGATGCAAGATGTACAAAAAAATTATAAAAAATGGTGTGAATTAGCAAAACGTCAACGATATTTTGTTAATACTACATTTACTAAGACATCAATTGCTAAAACATATGAAACTGTATTAGCTAAAGTTAATAATGTAATTGACTTATTACCAAAATCAGTACAATTAAAATTGCCAACCCTTAAAAAATTAGAATTACCTAAATTAAAAAAGGTTTGATTTTAACAAAAAAATTTATATTATAAAGTATGAGAATAAGTTATGCAATTACCGTTTGTACTGAGTTTTTAGAGATCCAACGATTAATAAACTTTTTACTTGAACATAAACGATCTCAAGATGATATTGTAGTGTTATTTGATGAAGCAAACGGAGACAAAGAAATTGAAGCATACTTAAGATCCCATTCAGTTAATGGAGAATTTAGTTGGTATGCAGGAAAATTTGAAAGACATTTTGCAAATTGGAAAAACAAACTAACTAGCTATTGTACCGGTGATTACGTATTTCAGATAGATGCAGATGAACTTCCTACTAAAACATTAATAGAATATTTACCTGATATTATTGAAGGTAACCCAACAGTAGATGTGCTATTAGTACCTCGAATTAACACAGTAGAGGGATTAACAGATAAACATATTCAACAATGGGGATGGAATGTAAACCAAAATGGATGGGTAAATTTCCCCGATTATCAATGGCGCATCTGGCAAAATAAACCAGAAATTATATGGAAAAATAAAGTACATGAGGTGCTAGAGGGTTATAAAATAATGTCCACACTTCCTTCCGAAGAAGAATATTGCTTGCATCACCCAAAAACAATAGAGAAACAAGAAAAACAAAACAATTATTACAATACAATTTAAGTTATGGAAGAAATTTTAAAATTAGTAGCAGAGTACATTGCAGAAAAAGACTCTAAGAAAGAATGGGTAGCAGGACGAGACCTAGTACAATACGCCGGCAATTATTTCGATGAAAAGGAATATGTTGCTGCAGTTAAAACCTTATTAGGAGGTTGGCTAGTTTTAAATCAAGAAGGAATTAGATTTGAATCTCGTTTCCCGAAACGATTAGGTAAAAAATTAGGCATTTTAACTAATAGTGGCTCTAGTGCTAATTTATTAATGTTAGCAGCGTTAACATCTAAACGAGGTTTAAATTTACCTAAGGGAACTAAAGTATTGACTCCGATTGCTGGATTCCCGACTACAATTAATCCAATATTACAATTAGGATTCACTCCAGTATTTGTTGATATTGAATTAGAATCATTAAATTTAGATTTAGATCAAGTAGAACAGAAATTAAAAGAAGATCCTGAAATTAAAATAATTACATTTGCTCACGTATTAGGTAACCCACCGAATATGGATCGTTTAATGGAATTAGTTGAAAAATACAATTTAATTTTCTTAGAAGATTGTTGTGATGCATTGGGTTCTTCATATAAAGGACAAATGTTAGGATCATATGGTAAAATGGCAAGTTGTTCGTTTTATCCAGCACATCACATCACAATGGGTGAAGGTGGATTTGTAGCTTGTAATGATATGGAAACGGAACGCATCCTAAGAAGCTTTAGAGATTGGGGTCGCGGTTGTTATTGTGTAGGTAAACAAAATCAACTTGAATGTGGTATGTGCAATCAGCGTTTTAATAATTGGTTGCCAGCATTACCAGATGACGTATTTGATCACAAGTATGTTTATGAAGAAATTGGTTATAATTTAAAACCAATTGAGATGCAAGCTGCCATGGCATTTATTCAAATGCAAAAATTAGAAGAAATTGGTCAAATTCGAAGAAAAAATCATAAATTGATTACTTCATTGTTTGAAAAATATAGTGAATACTTTATTTTACCTAGAGCAACGGAACAGTCTGACCCAGACTGGTTTGCAGTAGCATTAACAGTTAAAGATGGTGCTGGATTTAGTAGAGCAGATTTTTGTCAATTCTTAGAAGCAAATAAAATTCAAACACGACCTTATTTTGCAGGTAACATTATGTTGCAGCCAGCATATGAAGGAATCATGGATGCAGAACAAGTAATCAAAGATTTTCCAGTAGCAAGAAAAGTAACAACAGATACATTCTTTTTAGGTTGTAGTCCCGTAATTACAGAAGAACAAATTGAATATATTGGAACAATCGTTGATAAGTTTTTTAGTGAGTTGAAATGAAAAGATTAGTAACGGGTGGTACTGGATTAGTTGGATCAGCAATCATTGCCGATGTAAAAGTAGGTCGTAATTATGATCTAACTAATCCGGAGATTTGTGATTCTATGTTTAATGAACACAAACCAACTCATGTAATTCATTGTGCAGCGAAAGTTGGTGGATTGGGTGGTAACATGAATTATAAAGGTGAGTATTTTCACGATAATATCATGATTAATACCAATGTCATTGAATCTGCACGAAAAGCAGGAGTTACTAATTTAGTTTCATTTTTATCTACTTGTGTATTTCCTGATAATATTGAATATCCATTAACGGAGAAAAAAATACATTTAGGTGAGCCGCATTTTTCAAATTATCCATATGCTTATGCAAAAAGAATGGCAGACATTCAAATTAGAGCATATCGAGAACAATATAGCGTGAAATACACATCAGTAATTCCATGTAACATATATGGACCAAATGATAACTTTTCATTAGAGCATGCGCATGTAATTCCTATGTTAATGCATAAATTATACTTAGCTCAACAACGAAATGAAGATTTTGTAGTTTGGGGGTCTGGTAAACCTTTGCGTGAATTTATCTTTTCAAAAGATGTAGCAAAATTAGCCGAATGGGCTTTGAATAACTATGATGAATCAGAACCAATCATATTTAGTACTTCAAATGAAATTAGTATTATGGATTTGGTAGATTTATTAGTAACGGAATTTGAATTCAAAGGAAAAGTTATATTTGACAATTCTAAACCCGATGGACAATTTAGAAAACCATCAGATAATAGCAAATTAAAATCATATCTTCCAAATTTTGAATTTACATCAATTGAAGAAGGTATTAAAGAAACAGTATATTGGTTCAAGGAAAATTATGATAGAGCAAGAAAATAAAGTAGCACTCATTACGGGTATTAATGGACAAGATGGTTCATATCTATCTGAATTTTTATTAGATAAAGGATATGAGGTACATGGCATTCTAAAAAGAAATTCAGTATCAGAAAATCAAACAGCGAGATTAGATAAAGTATATACTAAATTGAAATTGCATTATGCTGATATGTCAGATTTATCATCATTGATACGTGTTATTCAAGAAATACAGCCGGCAGAAATTTATAATTTAGCAGCACAATCTCACGTAAGAATTAGTTTCGATCAACCATTGTATACAGCAAATGTAACTGGGTTAGGTGCATTGAATCTTTTAGAGGCAGTGAAATTAGCAAAACCTAATTGTAAAGTTTATCAAGCAAGTAGTTCAGAGATGTTTGGAAATTGCATTGACAGTGATGGCTTCCAAAGAGAAACAACTGCAATGAATCCAGTATCGCCATATGGTTGTGCTAAGGTATTTGCTTACAACATAAGTAGAAACTACCGTAATTCATATGGTATGTTCGTATCTAATGGCATCTTATTCAATCATGAATCGCCTAGACGCGGAACAAATTTCGTAACAAATAAAGTAGTAAAAGAAGCCGTAAAAATTAAATTAGGATTATCGAATGAATTGCGTTTAGGAAATTTAGATGCAACAAGAGATTGGGGACACGCTAAAGATTATGTACGTGCGATGTGGATGATTTTACAATTGGATAAACCAGACGATTTTGTTTGTTCAACGGGTATATCACATTCAGTACTAGATCTTTGTGAATATGTATTTAGTCGTTTAGATTTAGAATGGCACAAATACATAGCCGCAGATGCTAAATTTTTTAGACCAGAAGAATTACATGATCTTAAAGGAGATTGTACTAAATTAAAAACAGCAACTGGTTGGGAACCTGATTATTCATTTGAAACTATGCTTGATGAAATGATTGCATATTGGATGGAGTTTTATAAATGAAAATAGCATTTTTAACAGAAATGGGATTCGAAGGAAAGATTCCGTCCGATCACCCAAATATGCGAACTGAGTTTGCTTGGATGTATGCATTAGATGCAGAACATCACAATATTCACAAGTATAAAACAATATCTGGTTATGATCATGTATTTGTAATCTTTCCAAAAGGTAAAACATTTTTATCGGCAGAAGGATCATGTTTATATGAGAATGCAACTAACCCAGTTTCTGAATTATTGGATTCTGATATCATATTAGATCTTAAACATTCAAATACCCAAGTACATTATGTACAAGAAGGTCCGCATTGGTGGTTCAATGATTATGAAATTGCAGATCAAATTAATTTCTTTAATATGTTGCAACATGTAGATTCAATCTATGCACATAATGAATTCGATGCACAATATTATCGAGGTTTATGCAAAGATACAGCAGTACATGTTATTCCATCATTAATGATTGAAACATTAACTAAACAAATTGAGCCTTCTTCGGAAGAAAAGGTTATCATTGGTGGTAACTTTGCTAGATGGTATGGTGGAATGGAAAGTTTCATAATTGCATCGGAATTTAAACTTCCAATTTGGGGACAAACCTCGCATGCTACAAGAAAAGAAGAATGGCATCTTATTGAACATTTACCTAGAGTAACATGGATTGAATGGATGCAACAGTTGAGTACATTTAAATATGCAATTCATCTTATGCCAACAGTAGCTGCAGGAACATTTAGTTTAAATTGTGCGTATTTTGGAATTCCATGTATTGGCAATCAACGAGTTGATACACAACGCATTTGTCATCCAGAATTGTCTGTAGATGTTAATGATTTAGAAACAGCAAGAAAATTAGCTATTCGATTACGAGATGATCTAGATTTTTATAACGAATGTAGTATAACAGCAAAACAAAATTACAATCAACATTATAACATCGAAACATGGAAAAACAAAATAAATTTAGGATTGTAACACCTTCGTATAATAATGAAGAATGGGTTGAATTCAATATTGCTAGTATACTAAATCAAACATATACTAACTATGAAGTTTTATATCTATGTGATGCATCTACCGATAAAACATTTGAACGAGTTACTGAATTAGTGGGAGATAACCCTAAATTTAAACTTATCAACAGATCTGAGAATAAAGGTGCAATGTATAACTATTCTCATGAATTAGAAGAATTTTTATCAGACGATGATAGCATCATGATTCATCTAGATGGTGATGATTGGTTATACGATGAAACAGTTTTAGAAAAATTCAATAAATTTTACAATGAACACGATTGTTGGATGACATATGGTGGTTTCATTGTTTGGAACGGGTTTGATGATGAACCAACATTACCACATCCGCAATCAACACCATTTCCAGATTTTATACATCAACATAAATTATATCGACAAGATCATTGGAGAGCAAGTCATTTACGTACATATCGATCCTTTTTATATAAAGCAATCAATATGACTGACTTTGTTTCTAATTTGGATGATAAATTATATTGGCACGCAGCTGATTTAGCAATGCAGTATCCATGTTTAGAAATGTGTACTCCAGATAAGATTGGATTGATTGATTTCTATGCCTGTGTATACAATCATAGCAAAGCTAATCAAACTAGAACACATGAACGTGAAAGTATTGATAATAGTAAATATGAATTTGAAATTCGCAACAAGAAACATTATAAAGAAGGATTAAGTGGCGAGACATTACCACAAGTAAATGTTATTGGCGACTTCCGAGAAAGAAATAGTATACCTAAAACATTTTCATATACGTATGGATTAGCTGATGGTGAATTTGATATGACATTGATTCAAGATATGGATATCATTAAATTTGTAAATGGTGAGATACCTGTTAACAGAGGTAAAATTGTTGCTGATATTCATGAGGCTCCACATTTGTTGCAACAACATGAAGTATATGATATAGTAAAACAAAATGCTGACAAATTTGATAGAATTTTAACATTTGATTCAGAATTATTAAAATTGCCCAATGCTGTGTTTAGAAACGGCGGGTATGAGGCAGTTTTAAATAAAAGTGTACATTCACAAGAATATCCATTATTGCAAGATGAATTGTTATATAAAATTTACGATAAACATAAATTGATATCATTTATTACATCGAACAAAGTAATGACTAAGGGTCATCAATTCCGTGTTGATTGTGCTAGAACATTGATCGATAAATCAGTTGCCGTTGATTTCTTTGGCCGCGGCATTCGTGATATTGTAGGTAAGATTGACGGATTACAAGATTATAAATTTTCTGTAGCTATTGAAAATGGAAATTATGATAACTATTTTACCGAAAAGATATTAGATTGTTTTTTGACAGGAACTATTCCAATATACAATGGATGTGCAAACATTTCAGACTTTTTTGATATGAATGGTATCATTACATTTAATACAATTGATGAATTATACAATATTGTTACTACTTTAACTGATTCTGATTATGAGTCTCGAAAAGACGCAATTCAAAGGAATTTTGAATTAGCAAAACAATATGCATATAACAATGATCAATTGTTTGATAAATTCCTTAAGGATTTAATTTGAATTTAAAGAAAAATTTATTATATTAAATAAACATGTATAGATTATTACACCCCACACAACATAATTCCGGAATGTTTGCATTTATATGGCAAACTATTAGAGCAATGTATCATTATCCTGAAGATGAATATTATATTTGGTTTGGAAGGGAATCATGTTATTTTGATGAAGAAATGTATAGTCAACAAGGTATCGACAATGTTTGGGACTATTATTTTAAACAACCACATACAGATTCAATGCCAACCACGATAAGTTCAGAAGTTGGATTGTTACATGATGAATGGAGTGAGTTTCGAGATATCTATCTAACACCCGATGTCTATGCACAACGCAGAATTGAATATCACAACATAATTCAAAAACATGTTGAATTGTTACCCCATGTACAACAAAAGATTGATGATTTTTATAAATCAAAATTTGAAAACAAACGTGTATTAGGAATACATTGTAGAGGAACAGATCATCCAGATAAACAAGATATGCAATATTATGTTGATAAAATTGCAACGTATATTGATGATTATGATTATGTCTTTATTGCATCAGATGAACAATATAGAGTTGATTGTATAAAACAAGCATTCGGCGATAAAGTTATAGAATATGATGTTACATTTAGAAGTATTTCAGATTCTCCATTACATTATCACAACTCAATGCAATGTAGTAAATATTATGTAGGTGAAGATGTAATTATCGAAGCATACTTATTAGCTAAAACTAATATGTTATTATGTTGCACTAATTCCAATGTAAATTATTTCGCACGAGCACTAAATTTAGAATTACCATATAAACTACTTTAATTATGATACAAATCAATTTATTTACATGTGCCGGCAAAGAAAGCCGGTTACCGATGACAAAAGCAGCAATTCATGAATTTTCTATGATGAAGGATGAAAACAAAAAGGATATTGAACTTTTTATTTATCATAATCATGAACAAGAAGAATTATGGGAAGGAATAGCTCAGTCTGTATTAGAAAATGGCATTAGCGTTGTTTTAGCTAGTATGCCCAAAGATGACTATATCGATAAAGTTCGATTAGCACATGAATCTACAGCAGAATATTGTTGCAAATGGGATGATGATGTTTTTATTAGTCGACACGTATGGGATTACATGTTAGAAAATATTGACATCTTAAATGATCCTAAAATATCAATGTTAACACCGGTATTATCAAATGGTATGCCTTCGGTAGAAATGTTTATTGAAGACTTCTTAACTCAGGAAGAAACAAAACAAGCACATGATATATTCCTTAAAGATAATATCGAAGCTGGCATTTTTGGTTGTAATTTTGAACCATTATATAATTACATTAAAAATTCTACAACGTGGAATGGCAAAGAATATTGGGAACTAGTAGCAAAAATTAATCCAACAGATAATAGAATTGGATTGCCATGGTTTTATACTATTGTAAAAGGAATACATCCTGCCAGATTCTCATATGACTTTAATATGTTTTTAGCAAAACACGCTGTAAATAACAAATCAGCATTATTAGATAAACAAGAATATTATTTGGATACAACATATCCTACTCCTTATTTATGTGATAACTTATTCTTTTCTAAAACAGAATTTTATGTTAAGTCACAAGAGTTATTCTTTGATCATTGGGATGAAGGACAAGTAAATATGTTATCGCAACAACGAGGACAAACACCAGCATATGTTAGAAATTGTTACGGAATACAGCCAGCATATGGATGTACGAAAGGACAACAAGAAATTGAAGAATATTACATTAAAAATTTATTTGAAAAATTAGTATGATTAACTTAAGTAATATAGATTTAATTTCAGTTAATTGTGTTGACCCGGAAAATTCAGTTCGTGCATTATTGTATAGTTCTAAAGATATTGAATTTGGATCACTTAAATTATTTGCACACTACAAACCAAATAATATAACAGACAATATCGAATTCATAGAAATACCAAAACAAACACATCAAACGATGAATTGGTTTCATTTAAATGAATTACCAAAACATATCGATAACGAATTCATGTTATCAATACACGCAGATGGATTTGTTATCAATGCAGATAAATGGTCACCGGAATTTTTACAATATGATTACATTGGAGCTCCATGGCCTGCATTAGATTGGTGTAGTAAAAATCGAGTAGGAAACGGCGGTTTTGTACTAAAAAGTAAAAAGTTTATGAGTGTTGAACAAACATTACCAAATACCAATGCGCATAATGATGTTTTAGTAACAAATACATATTTTGATTATTTTACATATCATGGATGCATATATGCCCCGGTAGATGTAGCAGCAAAGTTTTCATTAGAACACGCAGTACCAGAATGTGAATATGATTTACAAAATACGTTTGGCTTCCATGGAAAGTTACACGAACAAGCATTAAGTAAAATTGAATTATTAAAAAAATATAACTAACAAAAGGAAAAATGGATACAAAAAAAAATTACTCGCAATTAGATCAAGATTTATGGATAGTATCAAAATTTGACACTGACTATAAAGGATTCTATATTGATATTGGTGCTAATGATGGTGTTACTATTAGTAATAGTTTGCTACTTGAAGAAAAGGGTTGGCTAGGCGTATGCATTGAGCCAGCACCAACAGAATTTGAAAAATTAAACAATAATAGAAAGAGTAACAATTATAACATATGTATATCTGATTTCAATGGAAAATGCCATTTCTCAGAAAATGGGTTCTTCGGAAAAATTTCAGATAAAAATACAGGAAATACAGACTGTCTGACATTAGAATATTTTTTAGATAACATAGATTCTCCTAAAGTTATTGATTATCTATCAATTGATGTAGAAGGCGGCGAATATGATATTATAAGAAATTTTCCGTTTGATAAATATTTTGTTAAATACATTACTATTGAACACAATGCATATGGCAGTAATTTTACTTTAAAAAATAATATTAATAGCATATTATCTAAATATTTTAATTTAGAACAAGAAAATGTTGGCGAGTTTGAAGATTGGTATTCGAACAAATTATTAAATAATTTATTTGAATTATAATATGGAAAAGATTAATGTATTTGGCGGCACTGGATTTATAGGTAAACGCTTTTGTGAAATGTT